TTATGTGGAATAAAAAAACTTATGACTTTGGTATAAAACCTTCTGGTATTAAAATTACAGCAAAGTTTATTTATGAAGGTGATAAAAAGATTAAAGCTGTAAAACCTTCTTGTGGATGTACAGCTAGTTCTGTAAAAGAAAATACAGTTACACTTGTCTACACTACTGGTACTATTCCACCACACCTTAAAAAGAAAGGTGAAATGAGAGTGAGTAAACCAGCTACAGTAATCTTTGAAGATGATTCAGAAGAAATCATTTCTATTGTTGGAACAGTAAAATCTAAATAAATGGCTTTTCATATTCATGTTAAAACACCTCACGAAAAATGTATATTTTGGGATAGAGGACATTCTGCTAGAAATAAAAATAAAACTTACCTAACAGGAGAGCATAAACATTCTAAGTTCTTTCAACACTCTACAGGAGAGTATCATGGTGATGGTATGTTTGAAGAAGGAACTAAAAATCAAGAGTACTCTTTATTAGCTATGGAAGCTATTATTAAAAGAGGGATTAATGTTGTTCCTATATATCATTCTTATAAAGATACACCATTACTTACTAGAGCAAGCTTTGCTAATCTTTATCATGCTACTATACAACAAGGTATTGGATTATCAGAACATTCAAATGCTTTTAATTCAAATGCTAGAGGATTTTCTGTATTCACTTCTCCTGGCTATTCTCCTGCTGACCCATTAGCTACTAGACTTATAGAAATGTATGAAGATACTTTTATGAGTATTGAAACTGCAAAACATAGTAAGTTGTCAGTAAGAAAAGATTTATCAGATAGAGATCCTGATTATGAAGCTAGGTTCACTATGCTAGTTAGAACCATCATGCCTTTCCTGCTTGTTGAGAATTTGTTTTTTGATAATTCATTAGATGCAGATATATTAGAAGCTGATTGGTATAAAGATACTTATCCTGAATTTATTGCTGAATGGGCAGATGAAATTTGTATGTAATTATGTATATAATATTAGATTTAACTGAAATTATTATTGCTATATTAATACTTGTATATTTTGTAAAAGTATATTATAATCAAAAAAAATTATGAAAAATTTAAGAGATGTGGTTACTGTTAAAAAAGGAGCTAAATATTCAATACCTAAATACAATGTAGTAAAAGGTGAAGGATTAGTACTTACTGATAATGTACAATCCATTGAATTTGTAAAAGGAAGTATTGATGGAGATCAATATGCTCAAGAAGGTACAACAACAGAAAATGTTCTTTCAATGCTTATTGAACATCTTGGACATCTTAATCAAGGAAAACTTAGGAATAGACATACTTCTGTAGCTATTACTAAATTGGAAGAAGCTAGGATGTGGATTGAAGAAAGAAAAAGAGATAGAGAAGCAAGAGGTGTTATCAGTACATATAAAAAATAAACTATGAAAATATTTCAAGTAGAAAATACTAATGTTACTCCTGTACAAGAGATTCTTTTAATACATCCTTTTAAAGATATATGGGAAAGAGATAAGTCTAAGAAAAAGACTACAGCTTTAAGAGAATTTGCTTATATTGAATTTATGGTATCCCCACAATCATCTAATCCTTTTGCAGGTTATCCTGAAAATATGAAAGGAGGTAAGATTGTTGAGACTCTTTGGATTGATGAAAAGTGGGAAGAAGATGCTTTAGTAAGATTAGCTATTGTTAAATATGAAGAATGGTTAAATGAAGCTTCTCCTTCTTATAGATTTTATTTAGCTGTAAAGAAGTCTGTAGATAATACTAGAGAGTTTTTAGAGACAGTTGATTTGCAGGAAAGAGATGAGAGAGGAAAACCTATTTTCAAAGTGAGTGATGTACTCAATGCTCAAACTAAGTCTAATGAAGTTCTTAAAAACTTAAATGCCCTAAAGAAGAATGTAGAGCAAGAAATATTTGAAGCTAGTAAAACACAATCTAATAAAGAAATTAATCCATTTGAAAGATAAAATATTATGAGAATAAATGAATATCCTAAAGAGTTACAAAAAAAACTTTTAATTGTAGAATTAATAGATTTTTATACAGATTATGAACCTGTTGGGGGTTGTTTACATATAGTGTTAAGTGATGGTAATTATGATTCTGTTGAAAGCTGTAGAAGTTTTGCTGAAGAAAAAAATGATGTAATAGCTTTACAACTTATTGATTTGATGAAAGGAATGGCTGAAGAAGAAGTTGAACAATTGGTAGAAAGATATTGGGAAATTTCAGAATGGGAAGATAAGTTATTAGGTAATAAAAATCCTTTGATGTAATATGAAAGTCAGCTCAATAAGAAATAAAAATGGTCATTGGATCAATACTGAAGTGTTTAAAGAAGAAGCTAAACACTTTGAAAAGTATGGATACTATTGTCCTGATCCTTGGGGTTCTCCTTCATGGAAAGCTTATTGGGAAGAACAGCTCAGGAGAACAAAGGAAGGGTATGAAGTAGGTGGTGCTAAGATAACAGGTGATCACTACTACTATCTTAACTTTGCTCCTATTATGAGAGTGCAGAAAAAGATTAAGAAGGGAGCTAAAAAAGCAAAGAAGGTAGAAGGGTTTCCTGATTTCTGGGATGGAGATTATAATTATTTCTGGTGTTCTGATATTGCTTTTGATGGAATTAGTAGAGAAGAATTAGATAAGTTACAATTACATGTTACCATAAGAGATGAACATTTAGGAGGTGGTAAACATATGATTGTTGGTAAGTCTAGGCGTAAAGGATATTCATTTAAGAATGGAGCTAAGCTTGCTAATAAATATAATAATACTAGAAACTCTCTTTCTATTATTGGTGCATTTGAAAAGAAGTATTTATATCCTGAAGGTACTATGGGAATGGTATCTGATTATATGAACTTCTTAAATGAGCATACTGGTTGGAGAAAGAATAGAGATTATATTGATAAGCAGGATCATAAGAAAGCATCGTTTAAAGAAACTAACAATGGTGTTCCTGTAGAGAAAGGTTATCAGTCTCAAGTAATGGCAATTACTTTCAAAGATAATCCTGATGCAGCTAGGGGTAAAGATGCAGACTATGTTCTACTAGAGGAAGCAGGTAAGTTTCCTAATCTTAAAGCTGCCTTTGCTGCAACTGTTCCTGCACTAGAAGCAGGTATATATACTACTGGTCAGATTATTATATTTGGTACTGGTGGAGATATGGAGAATGGTACTGTAGATTTTGCAGATATGTTTTATGATCCTGACACCTATGATCTCCTGCCCTTTGTAAATATATGGGATGAAGAAGCTGAGAATACTAATTGTGGATTCTTTCACCCTGTGTTTTGGAATATGGATGGGTGTTATGATAAGCAAGGTAATTCAGAAATAGAAAAAGCTTTAAAGCATGAGGAAGAGGTAAGGCAAAGGATTCTACATAACTCTTCTAATGGTAATAAGGTGTTACAACAAAGAGTACAAGAATATCCTACCAAGCCTTCTGAAGCTTTCCTTACAGTATCTACAAATGACTTTCCAGTAGTAGAGCTTAGGAATAGGTTGAACTTGGTTATTAGAGAAAAGCTTTTTGAAAAGAAAGGTCAGCCTGTATTTTTATATAAAGAAGAAGGTAAGATAAAAGCTAGACCTGACTTAAAAAAAGAATTAGAGCCTATTTGGTATAGAAAACCTAAGACAGATAATATAGCAGGTTGTCCTGTTATTGTAGAATATCCTTTACCTAATGCTCCTAAAGGATTGTATAAAGTAGGGTATGATCCTTATGCTCAAGATGATGGTACTTCTTTAGCTGCTGTGTATGTATATAAAAGTAATGCAAAGTTTTCCTATTCTAGGAATGAAATAGTTGCTTGGTATGTAGGTAGAATGAAAACAGCAGACTCTACTAATAGAATTGTAGCCATGCTTACTGAGTTATATAGTGCAGAAGTTATGCATGAAAATATGATTAGAGATGTAAAAGCTTATTTTGAAAAGAAAAAATTGTTACATTTGTTGGCAGCTCAACCAGATATGGTTATCTCTAAAAATGTAAAGAATTCAAAAGTAGCAAGA